TTTTGAAATTATGAACATGATTCTACCTTTTGTGTAATTGTCGCATATCTCTCTTGATACAATTTTATGTCTCTTACGATTTTAGTATAATCTATTAACATTGATGATTCGTCTGGATAGTTCCAGTACAATGATGGAACATCACTCCCAGTGTAATGACTTTTTCTACCTATAATACTATAGAAGAATGCTATCCTATTACGTGAAGTACAGAAAAAACGCTCAATATTGTTAATGTTAATAGCCCCATTACCCGGTTGATTTGAAATTATAAACATATTAATACGCCTGATTGTTATAAATCAACTTATGACGTATTTGTTCATATTCTTCATCGCGAGCTTCTACTGAATCATATGTTATGTTATATGTCCACCCATTTATAAAACCAAATGAATTTTCATAATATTTTATATCACTGTGGTTATCTTCATTTACTACCGTACCCTTTCTAATCTCGACTAGACCGTCTAGATTCATTGCGCCATTATTATCTTTTCTAAAATATAACATATTTTATCTCCTGATTATCGTATATGTTCCATTGGTTCATCTTTGGGATGAGTTCTCCAATCTGGCCATTTCCTTTTTTGATTCTCTAATTGTTTAGTGACATAAGTCATCAAGATTGAATCAATATCATGCCCAGCACGTCTAGCACCATCAAAAGCCAATTGAATTACATCAACCCATTCCACCAGATCACTTGGATCTTTTCTTATTTCTTCTAACTCTTTCTCAATATGTTTGATGACCCCTTCAGTCCTTTCACCGGGGCCAAAGGTATTATCAGACCATTCTGCTTGTTGTGTCAATATCTGCCTAAAAGCTAAACAAGTATCCGATAAATTATCATCAACATGTATTAAAAATGGTGCAGAATATAGGTGCATTATAGTATTTACAAAGTCACTATGATTTCCATCTATAGATCTGAGGTCATGTATATATTTGGAAGAATTTATTAAATTCTGTTTATCTTCTTTTGTCTTTACTATAAATTTTATAGTACTCATCACATTACTCCAGATTATACTTCATATAACTTTCTGAATTTTTCGTCAGAAATTGCATAACCATCTGTCAATTCTTTGTCATTGAAGACTACCCAATCACCAGCCTTATAATGTGTCGTACCTTCTTTAGTGGATATCGCCCCATCCGCTTCACATTGATATGCGTAAACCCCAACAGTCTTTTCATAAAGAACATCTGAAATTGGTGTATAAGTGTTAAGGAATGATTTTTCATCAATTGTATACACTTCTCCAGTGTGGGTTCTTACCAACCAGTCATACGGTTTACATTGTTGAGTATCCCCCCATTTATCATATTTAAATAAATGTGTTGTTCCCGCAGGCACAGAAAATGCCAACTGAATTGCTGTAACTGGTGGAGTTTTCTTCCTGTTGTAATAAACTGGTAATTTAGTATTCATATTTTCCTCAAAAGAAGTCTGGCTTTGCCACTGATCTTGTAAGCGCCATCAAACCAGTTTGCATATCCGTCGCACCAATTGACACCCATCGCTGATCAAGATCATTAGTGTTACGCAGCTTGTCCACCAATTCTCCGAGAGCAACTCCCATTGTTTTAATTTCATTCATCAAGTCGATCTCTTCTTGGGATAACTCACGATATCCTTTAATTTTTCTATGTTGATTTTCCATATTATTTTCCTTATTTGTAAGTTTAATCATATATTCCATCTTCTGGTACAACATCCCACCATGCTTTTAAAATTGTATCACCCCATCTTTCTAAATGTTCACCAACCCAATTGTCATTTTCGATAATAATTTTCCAATTATTAATTTGATTATGAGTTCGTTTATCATTATTTTCATAATCTTCAACTGTACCATCTATAACATTTAACCAATTCAATTTAAATGTTTTTACTTTGCTAATACTATCTAATAATGATATAGCATCTGGACTTTGCCATCCGTAAAATATAATTTTATGTTTCAATTGATGTTTAACAAACCATAATAGACGAGTTATGTCACCCTGCCTTCTATATTTTGGCATACAGTAAAATACTCTTAATTGAAAATATTCAGTATTAACAACTGTAATAATATCTCCACTTATGATGCCAGTAACCATGTCATCGTTTACTATTCCTAAAGTTAGGAACTTTCCGTCAACATGTTCTATGATGGGCTTCTGTCTTTCATATCCTGTCAATTTTCCATTATCTTTTAACCATTTCATGGAATCTTCAATCTGAGAAGATTGATAATTATTTAATGGAGTTGTTCTAGAGGTCATTTCTGACAGAATATTTAAATCATTTAATTTCATATTGCTCACATAAATTCATTTTTAAAATCCTCTAGCGTTATTACTGTGACACCGAGTTCTTGAGCTTTCTTGTATTTCGAAGAGGCTGAATCAACTGATGCACAAATCAAATGAGTTGTCTTCTTACTAACTCCCGATCCAACTTTACCACCATTCATTTCAATGAAATTCTGTAATGTTGAATCTCTGAAACCAGTTAATACAACATTTAAATGTGAAAGATCAGATGATACCGCTTTCTTCTCCACAAGATTGACATAATCTTTTAATTTTGTCAATAGTGCGAGAGCATCATCAATTCCGGACATAATCATTTTAGCCGTAGTAGTATCAAACCCAACCATATTAACAATATCATCCTCGGTTAAATTCTTGATCGCATGTATACCATTGCATTGGTTTAGTAACATCTTAGATTTTCTAACACCAAATCCAGCACCAAAATATCTCAGCGATCCCAAAAACTCTTCTGGTGGAAGTTTCTGTAACTTATTGTGTAAACTGGTGTGAATCTTCTTACCATTGATGCCGATGATCTTCATCCATTCTGGCTCAAGTAGATCAAGCAAAAATACAATAATTTCTTCGTATGGCAAATGGTATAACTGATACGCTTCAAACATAGACTTCAACGTTGCCTCTTTCAAAAGGTCAACCTTAAATGTTTCGAAGAATGCCAAGACTTGTTCGAATTTTACCTTTGGGTGATTGTTATGATTATTTACAATAATTTCTACCCCTGACTGATTCCATTGCCAGTTTCCTTCTCCTAAGATTTCGTTAATAGAGTCGTTGAAATATTTTTCAAATTTATCCATAAAATTTTTTATACCCATAAATAGATTCTAGGTATTCTAAATCTTTTTTCTGAATATGTCAAATGGAAAACCAGGAATGACTAAAAATGACTAAAAAATTAACAAACGAAGAATTTATAACAAAAGCAAACAAAATTCATAATAATAAATATGATTACAATAAAACAATATATGACGGCTATTATAACAAAATTATAATAGTATGTCCAATACACGGGGATTTTACACAAAAGCCAGCAGATCATTTAGGAGATGCTAACGGATGTCAAAAATGTAAAAGTGTTTCACTTGCAACACAGCAAACTTTAACAAGAGAAGAAGTTATAAACAGATGTAATAGAGTACATAATTTTAAATATTTGTATGACGATATGGTGTATATCAAAAATAATATAAAAATCATTATAACTTGTAAAGAGCATGGGAAGTTTCTTATGGTCCCAGCGAAACATTTTATGGGCAGAGGATGTCCAATATGTTCAAAATCATTCTCCAGTGGAGAACTAAAAGTTAAACAGATATTAGAAGAATTACATATAGATTATAAAATGAATAAACAATTTCCGGGGTTGATAGGAGATTACAGACCCCTAAAATACGATTTTTATTTGGAACAATTACATCTAATAATAGAATATGATGGTGAATTTCATTCTAACTATAAATGCGCTTTTGATGCCAAAAATTTATCAGAAAATGAAATGTACAGACGTTTCTTAAAAATACGACGATACGATCTCATCAAAAATAAATATTGCGAGGATAATAATATTCCATTATTACGTATTTCATATAAAAAATATTCTTATAAATTGATTCGCAAAGAAATTATAAATTTTTTAAATTTAAACGGGACTACTTATTACACTTAATATTTGTGGTATAACCGATCCAGCTTTTGCAACAATTACTTTAGCACCCGGCATTATTTTATTGTCATATATAAATCTTGCGTTGTGACCGGTAGCGTATGTCACAGTTGACCCCTCCATCTCTGTTGGTACAATTTTAACCTTTGGTTTAAGTAAACCCCCCTTAGACAGTTCCCAGAGGACATCGACAACCGAGACTTCGCGATAAGCATCCTTTGAAAGATTCTTATATTTGACAGAATGTTCTGGATTTAGCGATGACGAATTCGACTGCAAAGAAATATTCTTGTACGATTCTGTAGTAAGAACCAAACCGTCCAGCATATATTCTGATTTTTCTTTTCGATCTGCAACCATCTTACCAAGATCGGCATCGTTGAGTTTGTCAACCCCGACCATTTGATATGCAACTACGGAAAATCCGTACTTCTTGAGCAATTCCAACTCTTCGGACTTCTTAAGATTGCTTACACCATCGACAATTTCATATGCGACCACTTCGAAATCATTTAACACATCTTCTGTTGGGATTTTTCTATTAAGAATACCGGCGACCATGTTACGGCTGTTCTTGAATTCGTTTGCATACTTATATTCAAAGATAGAGTTCTTAATGATCACTTCGGCTCTGACTACAAGATCATCAGGATTTAAATAACCAACATCTGCCGTTTTTGGTACATTTGGAATAAGCTGAATATTTCTTGTAATGTCCGCACCCTCTGAACCATTACCCCTAGAGAATGCCTGTGCAAACTTACCATCACGATAAACTAATAGACACGAACACCCATCTAGTTTATCAGACGAGATAACTTCTTTAACATTATATTTTTCAATCCAATTGAGAATATCATTATCATCATAAACTTGATTCAATGAACCCATTGGATATGGTAACGGGACTTTCCCACCACGAACATCCGAGCCGACACCAGTGAAATACTGATTGGATGGATCTAGCAACTTTAATTTGTTTCTAAGATTCTCATATTTGTCATCGTCAAGAACGTCATCAGTGACTGAGGTATTGAAATATAATTCATCGTATTTCTTTAATTCTACTACTAATTGTGCAATGACATCCATAAACATTCCTATGATTTTTGTGTATCATAGCAGATGTTGGTGCACCGTTCAATCTCTTGCAGCTTGCACGAAATCCTTAACTTTTATTGGATCAAAGTCGTAGAATGAACTTGATATTCCAGTTGCTACCAATGCATGTGTTATATAATTCTTATAACTATGAATGTTCTCTGGTGTCAATCCGCTTGCTAGTGCTAGCTTGGGAAAGTGTTCCAAATTCTGCATTTTTTCTAATGATGCAGCAACTCCGGTTGCGCTGCCAGATGTTGTTGGTATTCTATTTTTGCTAAGAATTGTTTCGCCAGTGGCTATAAAATCCACATCTTTCTTTTGATATTTAAAAGCAAATGACTCATATATTTCCATGCTCTTTTTGTTCGTAAGAAGTTCAATCGGTTGATCATATCTCTCTGGTATTAGATTATCTGTCCAAATCATATCAAAACATTCATAATGATTCACTAATCCAACCATGAATTCAGTAAAAAGAAAATTTATGCCTATTTTCTTTTCTGGGTAATTTTCTTTCAACTCTCTACAGACCGATGGTAAAATTGATTCAGCGTCTGGATTGTCCATGTTTATTAAAAAGACGCCATCGCATCCATTCCCAAAGACGATTTCAGCATTCTTAAACGCTGCATCTTTTGTTGAGAAATGTATTACTGGTAATATTATCATAAAGATTTTGCGAAATTATCGTTTATTGGTTCGTCGTACTCTGATTCTATCCCAATGATACCAAGCTTGTCTAGTAAACTCTGGTCTGGCACTTCTCCATCATAATCATATGATAATGTTATATGTGGTTTATATTCTGGGAACTTTTCTTCAACATCATATTGTCCGACGATGTCAGAATGTCTTGCATGTAAATCATCGCAGTCTAATTCCATAACCAAACATTTCGATCCGGGATTTTGGGAATTGTCAAACAAAGTGAAACCTTTTGGTTTAGCCTTGTAACCTGCTGGATTTTTCGCGGTGAATCCATCTAAATTCTTTTTATCTGAATACACCAATGTGGAATGTAATTTATCTTGCGGGATTGGATTCTTTAACTTTAATTCTGCCATCAAATCCATTATTCTCTTTTTAGTATCATCATCAAATCTAACACCTACATATGTCCCTGCTGGCATTTCTTTGTTATAGTAAATTTCTGATAGTTTCATGGTTTGTCCAATTCTGAATTATCTTTATTTATTGGATGAAGAGCTTCCTTGAAATAATCTGCGGCTTGATTCAACACTTCATAGATTGGTTTGTCTAAAGCGTAATCACCAATTTGTACACTTTTTATTTGTACAATGCCTTCATATTTAAAAGATTTACTTTTATGAACTGCCACGGATAACATTAATTTACCGACATCATCTGTCAATGACACTACAACATCATCACAATTTAACTTTTTCTTAAAGTAGTTAAATATCTTTTTTATATTTTTTGTTCTTGTTTTCATAAATCGTCCACTGTAGTTATATGATATAAATCTTCATGTCGTACCCATACATTAAATCCATCAGTATCCTGTGAATTTATAGGTCTGATTTCCATCAGTATATCATCTTTTGACGAATCTCGCTTGTTTGAGCGTATGGCCTGCCTGCCTGTAGATTCCCACTCTTTTCCATTATAAATGAATTTTGACATCACATTTTCACCATTTTTATATAAATAATTTTTGTGTCACGGCAATATTTATAATTTGATTTGTATCGTGATGCCCGCCAACCATAGGAACAACATGACACATGGCTCAAAAAATGCGTTCTCGTAAAGATAGGCAGATAAAAGAATTAACTGAAGTACTGGAAACAAATGGAAAAGCGATTACGGAGGGTCCACGCAAGAAAAATTTTACAAATCACGATTTAAGACACATTCGACCATTAAACGCAGCGCAAGAATCAATGTTTGAATCATATTTTCAAGGTAATAATATCATAGCACATGGCTCGGCTGGAACCGGGAAGTCGTACTGCGCACTATTCTTGGCTTTAAATGATTTACTAAACAAGAAAGCTGGCGCATCCAAGATAATGATAGTCCGAAGCGCAGTCCAAGGAAGAGATATTGGCGCACTTCCCGGCACGATTTTCGAAAAATTACAGCCATATGAAACTCCTTATCAAGATATAGTAGCCAGTCTAATGGGAAAATTCGATGCATATGATAATATGAAATCATTGGGGCTGATTGAATTTATACCGACATCATTCGTTAGAGGATTAACATGGGACAACACCATAGTAATCATCGATGAAATACAAAATATGAATTTTCACGAATTGAATTCAATAGTTACTAGAATAGGAGAAAACAGCAGAGTAATAGCATGTGGTGATATAATTCAAAATGATCTATTTAACAAAAAGAATGAAGTTACCGGTATGCCAAAATTCTTAGAGGTTGCAAGACGTTCTGGCGTTTTTGATGATATATTATTTACTAGAAATGATATAGTAAGAAGTGATTTTGTTAAAAAGTGGATTTGTGCATTAGAAGACACGGACAAAGTAGTATCTGTTAGAGCCGCTTAAAACGATGGGTGCGCTTTGCACCCATCGTTTTTTATATTCCGCAAACATCTTCAAAAACTTGCATGTCTGATAAATCCAAATGTCTATATTTTGATGTCAAAATTCTGTTACGATGCATTGCCATTTTTTTATGTGAATACCGTTTCTTCATTGTGTGACAAGATATTCCAAAATAAGATAACATGAAATTATAATCATAACATATAAATTGTTCATCACCATCTCGAAAAGAATAAACCCATGATGAAGTCCCCTCTCTAGCATGGGACTCTTTCAAACCTTTACTTATTTTCGGTCCCATACTTTTTGCCCAATCACCAGATGATTTATATAGTAAATGTTTTTTATAATTACCCGGATCAAACTCTCTACCACAACACTCACATTTAATTTTTTTAGATGCTAAAATGGCTATCATCTTTCTGGCACTTTCTTTTTGTACATCGGTCTTCTTGAATGTTTTCATATAATCAGAAACGATTTTCTTATGTTCTTCCGATCTGGTCATACCTGTTGATATACCAACCCACTCACTCGTTGCATAATAAATGTTTTCATCTATGAGCTTTTTTTCTCCAGTAATTACATTTCTTGCCATTACTTTATTTTTTCTTTCACTAACTCTTTCTCCAGTAAGAAATGCTAATTTCATTTTTTCAATAATTTCTGGTGAATTTTTTATTCCTTTGCGAATATGTTTATAATTGTTTGCATCAGACTCATATATGGATTTATCCAATAATTCAAACTCACCAGTAATTAAATTTATTACTGGGACTCTGTTTATAAATTGTGAATTTAATTTTAAATATTCATTCATTTGTTTCTGCAATACTGCAAATTCTCTAGATGTTATGTATGTTGCACCCATCACATGTGACATTAAATAGAATGCACTTCGCATTGCAGAATCATTCGGAAATGCTCTATACATTATCCAATGTATTAAATAATGTGCCCTATGTGGAATAGTAAGCAAATTCTCATTATCATTATTACCTCCCCAACTTCTTGGAATGATATGATGAGTTGGATATTTCATACTACCGCGCCTCTTAACCGATGGGTATTTTACACATAATCCTTTAATAAATTTTATAAGCCTGTGTAAATAATGTATATTCACCTTTGGATTATGTTCCATTGTTGAATAGTATTCAACAACTTTGCTACAATCTTTCTTCATACTCTTCTCCCGGTATAAATCTATTTATGATTCTTACCGGGAAAGTTAAATAAAAAGTGGATTACAGCATTAGAAGAGTCAAATGTTGTTAACATAAAAGCAGCATAAAGAAGAAGGGGCCGAACGGCCCCTTCTTCATCTAATGCCAACCATATCAGCAATCAAATTATAATAATCATAATTAGCAGACAATTTAATATATGATTTATCTACTAACATATTATAAAGATTTTTAGATATATTACATAATGTTTTATTACTTTTTATAGCGGTAATAATAATCCTATCATTCTCTGATCGCGCATGAACATCAAAAATCTTATTGCCACATAATGCAACCGTGATCACGCCAGATCCTTATACGTTGATACGAAAAGACAATCCAGCTTATTCAACTGATCAGCATATTTGAGAATATCTTTAAGATCTGGGTCAGCATATCTATCGGAAAATATAATTACTTTTTCTGTTGGTTTAACGGCTAAGAGATAATTTAAGAAGTTCTTAAATGGTAAATTTACCGCACCGGAAATAGAACCGTCCCTATATGAAACTGGTGAACGAACATCCACCAGTTTTGCTCCCTTCTGTACCAACTTGATTGCACGCTCTTTTGTAATCTTGTTCATGTCATTCTTCCCTATAGTTAATGACTACGGGAAGATGATAACATCATACTTCCACGTATTCTACCGCCTGTATAATATTATGTATGACTTTATCATACTCGTGATTTCTATTCCACGGATGATGAAATAATACCGGATGTCTTACCTTACCACTTTCTTTATAATCTGTTATATTTTTAAATGAATCATCTACCGCCAAATCAATAACTCCATATTTCTCTATTGCTTTATATTTAGACTGATTGTGAAACGTTACGTACAAGTCATGATATGGTATTTTATGTTCTTCCAACCACTGTTTGGTTATTTCTACAGCTTGTGGGTGCCATCCTCTTGCTGTAACCATTAATACTAAATAATTATTATCGATAAGATGTTGACAAAATTTTACAGAATCATCTAACGGTTTTGTTTTTCTTAAAACATCTGATTCTATTAAACAGGCTCTAAAGTCCGCTACTGTCATCCCATATATACTAGCCAGATCGTAAACATCCCAATCCTCCCAATGAATATTCTTTCCAGTATATTCATTGAGAACATTCATCAATGGATCTCTGAGATTTGCAATCGTGTCATCAATATCAATAACTGCGACTCTCACTGTTCTAGCTCTTTTCTTTCTGAAACCAAATCTCTATTATCTGCCAAATCATCCGAATATTTGTCTGGGAATCTTACACGTAGCTTTCTAATGACCTTATCAGGCGGATCATTCGGATCTATTCCAAATACATTACATAATAGTGTACCATACCATGAGTTCGTACCACCAGCACCGTCTGCTAATTCCTCTGCCAAATTATGTATGTCAATTTCACCAGTTTGAATATATTTCAGAAGAATACTTGCTAACTCCCCAGTTTCTGTCATGATACCTAACATACCATGAATAGCCCTAGTGTCTACATTTTCTAACTTTCTTGACTTATCATTACCAGCATAAAAAATATCGTCAGATAATGCTTCTAATTTACTTGGAAGTTCCCCGATTAATTTATTATACTTAGCATCTTTATTATAAAAAATTTTCTTTTTGTAACCGTCTAAAACTTCTGATAAGAGAATGAACGCTTCGATTATATAACAAAGCTCATCCTTATTAGTTACAATTTCTGGAATTACTGATTCGGTTCTTAGTGCATCTTTTTGAAATTTATACAGATCCATTTTTATCATTCACCTTTTTTATTAAATTTTCTACCATTGGTTTCATTAGTAATGAAATATTCGATTGTGTATTAGCATTATATTCTATATTGAAGAAGCTAAATTCTTGAAGCTGTTGGTCCGGATGGTATGTGACATAGATTTCATGACCATAAGCGGAAATAGTTTTTTCCACTGTGCCATTCCACTTATTGTAAACCGTGTTTTTGACACGAGACTCTCTACCATTATCTAAATCTGCCATAATCAACATCAACCATGACACGAACAAATCATAATTTGATCTTTCATACGAAGCTTGTCTTCCTTCGGACAAGATGTTCTGAATTTGTTTTTCATCTTCTGGAATTGATTCCAAAAATTCATATAATGAATGTTTCTTCACTAACTTCATGGTTTGTCCTTGTAATTAACTGTGACTACAATAGCATGTAGGCATCATTACATCAAGTGTTGTGTTAAATAATATAACAATTATCACGAGAGTATTTTTCGAAGTATTCTATAACCTTTGAATACTCTGGATATTTTAATTGTTTTTCTTTTAAAATCGAAAGAACATTTTCTGTTACGTTTCCTTCAGATTTGCATTCTAAAAATGCATGATATAACGCATTTCCTATCATCTTGCTAGGTGGCGCTGTGGGTAAGCCTATAATATCTTCAGCCCAACATTTAGCACACGAACACGGAAAAGCGGTACAATCCCCTACATGTGGTTCTGTTAAGGCTTTTACTGCTTCCTCGGCATACTTTTCGATATCAGAGATTTCTCTACAAAATTCTAAAGCTTTGTCTATCGAAACGCCTTTTTCATCAGTCAAATAATACTTAACTGTAAATAAATCATCCTCAAGTTGCCTAGCAATATATTTCCATTTAAAAATCTCTTTTTCCTTATCATCTAAGAAAATTTTAACATGTAATGGGTTTCTGTCGTAGCTTATTCTCATGGTATTGATTCGGCAAAATTAAAAGTTGATTCTATATAATTTCTATCTTGTGTAAAAATTGGACACTCATAATCAATTTCTCCATTTCTAACACAAGTACCACGCCTAAAACGTACTAACTGCTCATTCCAATTGATGTTAAATTTATTCATTAACATATCTTGCACTTCAGAGGTATTCTTACCATGTAATTCTTTAGAAGAAAACTTAGATTGTGCTAAAGAGTTAATACTATTTCGTGTGGCATCTTTCTGCCTCCAGATAAAGTAATTTGTAACTTCGTCAAATGGAATATTAAATACTCTAGAATCAAATAATGCTGGCGCTGTGTTAAACGGATGTTTAAATATAGTATTAAAATATGCAGTAGCTATGCTGGCCGAGATACTTGTCATCTTCTGTACATTGTTACCAAACCATCTATCAGTATTCAGATTCTTCCAATCTTGAATCAAAATTGAAATCTCGTCGGATTGTGTATAACCAAATACAGCACCTTGAATCTCATGACAAAGAATTCTAGTAACTTCTGCCATTGCAGAATTTAATGTAAAATCAAACGGTTTTTGTAAACCTCTGACGTAAGAGTGAAAGGCGCGCCCATCGGCGCGCATAATAACTGGAGTTCTAGACAACAAATGACTTTGGCTTACTGACTCGTAAGACTTCATGCGCGTTGAAAAATCATCATACTTCATATCAATTTCCTATTGTGTATTTTTCATATGTTGTATTCAGCCTATTATTGACTTTGATCAATGTAGCGCGTTTTGTCGCTTCTTTCAACTTCTCTGCGCCAACGTATGTACACATACTTCTGATAGCGCCACACAGTTCCTCTGCGATAGGCTCTACAGAGCCTCTGTAGGGCACCATAGTCGTTCTACCTTCAGATGCCTTATACGATGCTCTTCCACCATAAAACTCTTCCATGGCACTGTTGGAGGACATTCCAAAGAATTTCTTATATTTTTTTCCATCAATTTCTTCCACTCCACCAACACATTCATCAGTACCTGAAAAAAATGTGCCCAACATAATAAAATCACTACCTCCACATATTGCGATATTAACATCCGCTGGTTGTGCGCAACCGCCATCACTACATATTTGGCCTTTCAAACCGTGGACCGCATCAGCAGTATCAATAACTGTCGATAATTGTGGACGCCCTACACCAGCTATTCTACGAGTCAGGCACATTTGCCCCCCGCCAATTCCGCAACGAACCACATCTGCACCAGCCAGAATCAATTCTGCTGCCATTTCACCAGTAACAACGTTCCCGGCCATAATAACTAAATCTGGATATAATGATCTTAACTTTCTAATTGATTTAACATACTCATCGGTGTATCCGTTAGCGCATTCACATAAGATCTTTTCTATTTTATAATCACAATCGCGGATGACTCGATAGAGTTTATCAAAATCATTTTCTACTATACCCATAGAATACCAAGTATTATTGACAATATTTTTATCAGTTTCACTGAAAAATTGAATTAGATCGTATGTGGAATAGTGTTTATGTAACGCTGTCATCATATTATATTTTGACAGGGCGTGTGCCATAGCGAATGTACCAGTAAGCATATTGCTGGCGATAATTGGTGTTCCCGTCCACGTCTTACCAGTATGTCTAAATGTGAACGTTCTTGTAATATCAACATCTTTCCTAGACTTTAGAGTAGAACGTTTTGGTAGGATCAAAACATCTGAAAAATCTAATTGTTCTTGTAATTCTAATCTCATTTATATTCCTTTAGGCTAATGGGTATGATCGGATCAAACGCATAATGTCAATAAAATTGTCGGTGTTGTCTGGTATATGTGCAAACTGTTCCAATTCCTCTCTTGAGAATTCTGGAAAAATTACACCAACACATGTCAGGGCACCATTTAATGATGCCGCATCTTCGGTGAAAAAGTCAAATGGATAACCACAATTTTTCTCTTCCAGCACGTCGTGTATACAAGATAAACCATAACAATTACCACCGTTTAATATGATTATTGTTTTACCACAATGCGCCCAGTTGCTCAAAGAGTGTGCTGCACCAGCGCTTGAGTATTGGTATTTGTCGAATAATTCAGACACTAAGTGTGCGGTCTGCAACCCTCTCTGTAAATCAGAGAGATAATAATTAACAAAGCTATATAACCGCAATGGTGCTTGTATGATCTCTTCTAATGTTCTCACATGTAAATCCTCAAATATCTACCAACTTTGGTCGCATTACCATAGAATAATCTTCTTTGGTTGCTGTTTCCGCAAACTCATTATTTTTATCATTCATAAATTTAATGGCAGATGAATAATCTTCAAACATTACATCTTCACCATTTTTATAATCCCCGTTTCCAGAGAAATGAACTACTTGTACTGTATAAACAACCGCCATTATTATTTTTCCTTAGTTATATAACCAAACTGTATGTGCTAATTCTGGAGCTAGCCAGAATGTTTCTTTACATGTTAAATTTTCTGGTATTACTAGATGATTATCACATTCATAGTCTCCAAATATTCTGGTGACTGATAATTCTTCTATATGAAAAATCTTAAAACCTTCTTCATAAATTTTCTTTCCTCCGCATAATACCAGTTCTTCATCCAAAAAGGAAGAGTTTAAACTGTCCAGAGAAGTAACACATCTCACACCATCTATAGGGTTAGAAGTTACCAATATAATTTTTCTACCCGGCAAAGGATCTTGTTTATTTTTAGAGTAAGTCAGTAAATCAGAATATGTTATTCTTCCCATTACACAAGTTTTATCTTCAGTATATCGTTTAAAATATTGAAAATCTTCTTTGACTCTCCAAGGGATTTTACCTTTAACAGACATACCATTGTTCTTATCTAATGCTACAATTGCTTTTACTTTTCTTTTCATGTTTAAATTTCCAAACATGTTTAAGTGTATCAATTAATATCTACAATGTCAACATAAATATAAGACATATTGGAGTTTTATAATGGGAAGAGAATTTTCTAGTTTTTTTAATAATGAACAGAATGATGAAGATGAATATGGTTTCGGCGACGATTCCTTAGAATCTGACGACTATGAAGGGATGGATGATGAAGATGGGTTCGAAGACGACATAGAAGATGATGAATTTGATTTAGAATTGGATGACATTAGACCTGATGATGAAGAATCATTTGATAGTGAAGATGAGCAGACAATCGACCCGGAAATGGATGATGGCGAAATTGATATATCCGACATTATCAAAAAACTTGATGCTCTTGATGCAGGCGAAGATATTGAATCCGAAGAAGATTCTGAATTAGATGACGAATCCGAAGATGGTGAATCAGATGAATTACCTTCAGATGATGAAGAAGATTTTATATTCTTGGACTAAAAACATATGCCATATTCTAAAAAAACTATAGACCATTTTGTATTCGAAGAGGGTCTACGCCTAAACAAATATCTAGACACTACTGGACATTGGACAATTGGTATTGGCCATAAATTAACAAAAGAAGATCTTGGGAATAATTTATCCACCATAACCAAAGAACAGGCTTATGAAATTCTGGAAAAAGATCTAGACATTGCCAAGAAAGATACTAAAAGAATCTTTCCAGAATATGACACATATCCAGAAAACGTTAAGCTAGCTTTGCTGGATATGACGTTCAACCTTGGATATAGTGGTTTGTCTAAATTCGTTGTAACTATTCCTCTGGTTAAACAGAGGAAATTCAAAGAAGCTGCTGATCAGGCTATGAAAAGCTTATGGGCTAGACAAGTTCCGAACAGAGCAAAACGTGTAACTAAATTACTGGCGGGTTGAACCGAAGAAACTAGTTAACCAAGTCATGAATCGTCCAAACAGTGTAGCATTAACTACAATGTCTTCGACATTGTTTTCTGCACGCTTGATAGCTGTCTGAACTTCTTTTTCGGTGAACAAACCATATACTAACTCACCATCCAACTTCTTAATTGATGAAATATAATACACATTTGCTGAACCGAATTTACGGTCTTTATTGTCAATTGGTTTGTTAATATTAATCATTATTTAATTCCTTAGTTTAATAATTGTGGTTTAGCTTTTATTTTAATCGGTTGAACCGATTTTGCTTTTTTTATAATTGAATTAGAATCTACAGGTCTTTTACCTTTTGATTTATCAATCGACCAAGTGATATGGTACAGACTTCCGTCAGATCTTTCAACATTACCGTCTATGGCCACTAGGAACGCTTGTACGCCATCTTCTGATACCAACCCTATCACGACTATGTCTTCAGTCTCTGGAGGCAGAGGATGCCCTTTAGTGACACCAAATTCAACAGTTATATGATGACCGATGAAATCTGGATAATCTTGATTAAACAATTCTTTAAGTTTATTGATAGACTTATCTGTTAGAACGTATGCGGTATACATTTTAATACCTTTCGCGAATCTCATTCAGTTGAAACAGCATCGATAATGCGTCAACAAGGTCTTCATTATCTTCATAATCTTCTTGATCATAACTTCTTAAATCTATATCGAAATTAGTAAGCAATTCTTGCTTGATTTCGTCAAACTTATCCAATATAACTTCTAAAATTTCTTCACTCATTTTTGATCATTACCCTAGTAGAAATTGTGAGCCATTTTTTGTTATAGGGATGATATTGGCCAATTGTTTATCATCTTCCGAAAGAGAATCCTTAACTTTCATTACTTCATTTATATCATGTCGTTCGCAAATTACTTTACCTTTTACTACTAGACGAAATGTAATTTCATCATTCATTTATACATACCTTTTAGTTACTACTTTATATATTGTTGTTTTAATAAAACGTGCAAAAATTACGGGGCCATAATTGGCCCCGTTTCGTCTATTGTAGTTCTGGCGATCTAATTCTGCCATATTCTTGAATGTTTAGAAACTCCAACGCTCAAGAAGTCCATTTGACAGGCTAGTATGCGTCTATTCTGTAGAATTAACGATTCCGCATGACTTGGGACATAGGGTAAATATGCCAGCTTCATGTCTGCTTGTTCTGGTGTACGGTCGCCCTTCCACTGATTACAAGAAACGCATGCAGTAACAACGTTTTCCCAAGTGTCCTTACCACCCTTAGAAACAGGATGAATATGGTCTCTGGTCAAAATATTACGTTTAAAAGTTCCAACACAATATGCACAAATGTTTCTATCACGTTCAAACAGTGTTTTGTTTGAAAGGGTAGGACTATTTTTACGATATTTGCTTGGTGATATATCGTTGTCAACAGCAATTATGGTATCCATTGTCAATATTGACTGCTGTCCAGTTTTTGCGTTTGTGCCTCCACGCAGCACGACATTGTGTTCACCCAAAGACCAAAGTACTTTGTCCTTAGCGTAGTAATAGCACGCTGCCTGATAATCAATCCATTTCAAAGCTTCTCCACCCTTGTTCAAGAGTAAGATAGCTGGTAATGGTGATCTTTCAGTTACATGTAATTTACTTTTTTCCGTTTTCATTATTGCACCTGTATAGTCCTGTCAAAATTTTCATCCGCAGAAATTGGATCAAAACTCTTAAGCATATTTAGTATTACGTCTTCTGGAACGAATTTACCAGATGTTTGAGCACGCTTTCTATTACGTTCGAATAGAGTTTTTGTATCACAATCAAAAACTACAGCGATCTTTTCATAATTGTCAAGGCCACTAATAATAGACTTTCTCTTCTTTGACCCCATATTTGTCTGGTCATAAATTATATTTCTATTATTATTTACAGCTTCTCTAAAGTCTGCTTTCATCATAGCGGTAGCTCTACCAATAAATTTTTGCCATCCTTGCGAATAATTCAGACCTTCAGCAGCAGACAAATCTTCTATGATATTATCAGAAGAAATGACGACGAAATCTTCTTTTTGAGAAGCTAAAAATTTATTTATCCATGTACTCTTACCAGAACATGGCGCTCCAATACATACATAGATTTTAGGTTTCGTTTCCATTGATAAACTCTCTTTCGTAATTTCGAGTTACTATACCAGCTTCATCGAACATCTGCAAGGAAATTTTTGCGTCATCTTCCCACCTAGATACAGCGTGGTCCGCTGTTTGTAAATATACTACAGTTTTAATCCCAGATTGAATAATATTTCTAGCACATGTTGAACATGGACACATAGTAACATAAATTGTGCAATGTAATGTTGGTATACCAACAATGTTCATATTGCTTAAACAATTTTCTTCGGCATGACTGAAATACTTATACTTTAACGGGCGCTGATTCCTATCTTCCACGTCATCATCCAACCCTCTAGGGATGCCATTGTACCCAACAGATCTAACTATTTTATAATCGTCTACAATGATAGCCCCAACGGTGGTGGAATTGTCCTTCGACCATGATGAAACTTCATGAGCAAGTTTCAGAAATCGTCTATCCCACTTCTCAAAATTACTCATGTTTGTAAACAATTAATTAAATTATCCAGCAATCTTTCTCTGACTGACATCAATGCTTTACCTAAAAGGTTCTCACCTTGCCATTTAGATTCGTCTAAAATGTCTGGATGGTCAACACCCATTCCTATACCGAAAATGCGATCATATGGACTTGCTTCACAAATTATTTTATTCTTAGTTTGCAACAGAATTCTCTGAAGGTCTAAATTTTGTGAAAATTTACCAAGGACGGATAGTTCCATTGCCAAGTAACGGGCCTTAGACCACTTATCATCGTCGTACCCTTTAACTAGCCTACCAGCACGCTTTTGTGCTGCTGGATCGTCAGTCCCCATGATAACCTTCAACGCTTCTTCGTCTTTGAAGAAGAGAGCCTTTGTTGCTATAAATTGTTGTTCGGAACAATTGAATTTCTGCCCAAGATATTCGTACTCACATGGATACCAATTAGAAAATGGTCCACCATAGAAGAATACATACTTGTCTGTTTCAAAATGACCGGGTACTTTCTGTGTAAAGTTATGCATAGTTTTTTCCATTAAAAAAGCCACAGTGAGTATGACTCGTCTGTGGCTTTTTGTCAAACATGATTTGACAGAATGTTTATTCAATCTTTACCAATCGTTCCTTTCGAATAGGTTCGACCTTCTTATTTGGTGGCGTAACATTAACAGTTAGCAAACCATTTTCAAATGTCACATCATGTACCTCACTATCCTTTGATATGGTAAATCGCAACTCTTTCTTTGAAAAGGAAAGTTTCTTATGGAATGCTTTCACTTTAGCTTTCGATCCTATTTCTAACGGTTCTTCTTCTGATTTATTTTCTGCAATAATTTGAAGAATTTTATCCTCTAGGATTTTAATGGTAATTTGGTCTTTAGAGAATCCAGCCAACGCAACGTCGATTCTATATGTACCATCAACCAAATGTACATCATATGGCGGCTGTGATGCTGTTATTTCATCCATAGCAAAATCACTAGATAGTGACCAAGATCCTATTCCATTAAATAGCGAATCCATTAAATCGAATCGTCGATCTAACGATTTTTGTACATTTTGTATATAGTTATCTGCTAAACTAGTAACTGGCGCATTAAACTTCTTAACTGCATTTGTAGTATTTTTAAACATAATTTTTCTCCTTTATAGCAAGTTATGTTTTTATGATCCCATTCGGCGATCAATTTGCTGATCATTCAGCACTACTATTTATAGGAGATTTTGGGTACATTGTCAAGTCACAATTGTAAAAATATTTAAAATTCTATTCCATCTACATCATTGCAAATCTGTATAAGATAATCACCGTGGCATGCTTTTGGTTTGCAGAAACAAACTAGATTTTTACCTTTCAAATCCTGTATAATTTCATGTTTCAATTCTGGATTGCTTTCAACATAATCAATATATTTTTCGATTACCTGTCCTCTTGTACCGTCTACGCCACGAATGAAGGGGTTCCCATAATATGAACCCCTTCCAATATACACACAATCGTTTGGCCTATTTTCGTCAGATATGTTATAAACTTTTGGCATCATCACTTTTTAATAAAACTATTCGCCCTATTACGAATAATATCAAATGTTTCAAAATATGATTCTATTGGACCATTTTCATACGCTAATACCATTTCATCATGTTGATAATCTTCAATATCTTCAATCCTAGTTGTATGATAGCCTGAATCATCCGTGACGAGTGTCAATTCACCACGTTTAGACGCTTTAGATAAATCAGTCTTGGGATTTTTAAACACATCACGCTGGACTCCATTAACAGTAATACTTGAACATTTCATAGCATACTTATAAGAATCCCTATCTACTTTTTGTAATGTTCCAGCGCCCATACCGAATGCTAAATTTGACATACTCAAACCTTCTTTTAAAAGATTTTCTATGATCAATGGGATTGAATTTATAGTAATACCATCACCTTGAATAACTCTCACATGATTAGGCAACACTTTATAACCTTTAGAATTAATAGTATATCCTTCTAGTTCCATCAATCGTTTAATCACTTCGATAGGCATAGTTAGAGGATTCCCTGAATCTGGACGTAATACTATTGTGGCGCCTTTAGCTTTAACAGCACTCAAAAGCTTAGGATTCTTATTCCACATATCTATTGCAGCGAATGTATCATAACTATCAATTACGCAAGCAAACATGGCACCGGGTTTAGCATATTTGTTGACCATGTTAATATATGCATCTTCTTCGCAGTCTTCACCCCAACTGGTCATTGTAGAATGCTCTGATGCGGAAATTGAAAAACCACAAACGTCTGAATAATAGTTTTCTATAGCACATGTGATACCAGCTAACGTATCAGTGCCCTTGAAATTAACAAGGTGTGCACAATTACCAATTGATGCAGATTCTAAAGAGCTAACGCCACGAAAACCGAAACAATGCAACTTAAAATCAATTTCTGAATCAGGGTCGTCAGATGATTCTACCAGAGCATCGTAAATGTACTGTTTAGCTAAAAATGAATTACTGGCTACAGTACTACCATACCAGAAGTTTTGCAACAATGCGGTTTCCAAGAAAGATGTAAGCCAGAAACATTCTGGATCTGTATTCTCAATTGTCAGCAATACATTATTTGTCGGAATAACTGAGCCTTCCCTCACGGAGCGAATCTTCACTGGTAGAACCCCATTGTGTTTTTCTACAATGTACTCCCAACCTGTTCGATTAAACTCTAGCCCGTGTGCAGTCAAGAGCGTGGCAGCTTGCTCAATATCTTCTTTGGTAACTGGTTTAATCAGATAATTTTTAATGAAATACTGCAATCCGAAAACCATTACACTATGCGTAATAGTACTACCACGGCTTTCTATATAAGAAAAGACTTTTTGTGTGTTTTTTGGATACTGTTGGTAGTGTGTGTGCTTATAACTATCAGTGAAAAGTATTAAATTGTTTTTTAGATTTGTCATGACCATAACTCCTATGTGTCGTGTTTGTACAATACTATTTATGCTTCTGATTGTCAATCATGTAGATCATACTTCTCAATTTTATCTTTTGGTCCAATTACTTCTTTACTTATAATTTTATTCATGTTATAAAGAACCATCATCTTTTCACCCCAACCAAATGGAGAACTGACCATCGTATAGTCTACTCCATTTTTAACTAAAAATTCTCTAAGATCGCTAACATTTGCAGTCCTAAGACCATCATAGTTTATGATAATTGTTATCATTCTATCAGCTACAACTGAGCCATTCTGTTCATATTTACTAATAGCTTCTAGAACTTCTTTGCGTTTTTTAACTATACAATACGTATTAACAAACTGTGCTATATCTGGTAAAGGAATAAATGAATTATTACTATCGCTACCTTGTTCAACCGTTATTCTATAGAATTTTCTATTACCTTTAGCGTATTTCTTAGCAGTACCATAATGGGTTGTTAAATATAATCCCGGACCATACTCCCACTTTCCAGAACGAGTCTGGATCGGTAGGTCTAGATTCCCACCATGCCAGAATTGCATGGGTTCATTTGATTCGAAAATATTTTCCAGTTTCATAAAATTCACAAATTATGTAAATATTTATAACACTCCCTGTTCAACAATAGATGATACATCTTGGGTACGATTTTCAAATCTGCGTCTCTGTTTTTCTACGTATTCGCTTAAAGTCTGTTTTGCCTCTAATAAAGAGGAGAAAGTGTATTCATAATCATTTCTAAACATCTCAATAGTGCCATGTATGTCCAACGTATACCAAGGACAACCCCATGAAGATATATCTTTTATGTACACTTTAAAATATGTACGCGATACGTGCCCACTATGGATGTTTGTAACATTATGCTGTTTTATCTCGTATTTGAAAACTGGTCGCTTTGGCTTAGACATGAATTATACCTTTTTCGATGGTAATAACGTTTTTATTAAACAACTTTAAAATGAATGAGATCATAAGTAAACAATTCCATTTTCTTCTATGATTTCTGTTTTAACTATTTGTCTTTCGATACACTCAGATAAAGCTTTAAGGATGGGGACGAGTTCACTAACGGTGAACACATAATTATCATAGTCGTTAATCATCTCACATGCTGGAATAAAATCCTCTAAGCGTGGGTAGTACGTATGGACTGGGGTTGGACCATCATACTTAGAATATTTTCCGATAAGTACAGATTTCCAATCTTCACAATCGGGCTTACTAACGTGCATAACACATAAGGGTAACCTACGATCACCACCGAATTCAATTCTTATAAATTTATATAATTTATATTTGAATAGTTCTTTACTGGTATGCACAACTGTCACATTCTCATCAATCATGACAATAACTCCAAATAATCATTAGCTTCTTTAATCTTTTCATCGACTATATTCTGGTTGAACTTCTGCTTACCCCATTCTGAGATAAATTTGAGATTTGTAAAGAAACCGGCTTGCATCTTGAATACATCAATAGGGCTTACGCACATTTCAGAGGAAAGTCCAAAAATGATTTCCTGAACCCACACTGGGCTAAGACCTTGACTCAAATCAGCATCCCTTAAAATTGCTTCTTCAAGGCTCAAATGATCCGCCGAAACAATATGTGGGAACTGCGTTGTCCTGATCATGGAAGCGATCAATTCCAAATCTTGTTCGTCATATGGATGAATGTTCTTTGTTAATCCTCTAATTGAGATCTCTATATTCAGATCATCATTACCGCTTCGACCCGGATGATCAAAATCGTGAAACATGGCGGCGATCAAAAGATTTCGCATTTGTTTAGGTGACATAATATCTTTGTAGAACACACACGCATCATAACACAACCATGTCACATGAAACATATGACGAAAGTTGTGGTACGGATTCTTTAAATTTTTTGCAGAAGTCATGACGACCTGAAAATAATGTTTCAGGTCGCCTTCATAGACATCATCAATATTCTTGATTATTTCTGGTAAATTTGCCATTTACATTCCTTTTAATTTATTTGGTACAATTTCTTCATGCATCCAATGTGTGCCGGTTGTTACGTGGTTCTTGCGAACGAACTTTGCTACAGACTGTGCGAAATCTTCATAAGAAAATGCATCAGCAAGTCTTACAACATAACCTTCCATAGAACCATCGTCAACAAACAGCGACTTAATGTAACCTTCACTGAAAATACCATCATACAACACTTTCACCGGAGTAACACCGAGCAACTGAAACCATTCTACAGTCTCATCCCATGAAAGGCAAACGTTGTTATCATCCCACATGGAGAAACCATAAAAATATGATTCCAGATCATTATATTCAATGGAGTGTTTGGCGTATAAATTTTCACCACATATCCTAAAATTCTCTGGGATATTGTGCTGAAATTCAGCAGCAAACTTCTTTAACCAATCTCTTGATGGATGATTGGCAGAGTCTAAAGAACGTGCATGTGTACGATCATTATAAATTGAACAATTATGAACAAGAATGCCGTTAGCGAAAAAATTGTTATTCTTCTTAACAGAAATATCATATTTTTTCGATGTGTTATCTATCTTTTTTATTGATTTTATCTTCATAGTGATTTACTATTATTGATGAGACTATAGCATACAATTCTTCGTCTGTTATGTCAACCATATCAGATTCCCATATATAATATACCCTATAGTTGTATTTTTCGGCTAGTTCCTTTTTGACTATATCTTTTTCCCATATTTCTTTTGCTGTTTTTTTACATTTTTGATATGAAAAAACTAAATCGTCTTCTTTATACATTTTGGGGTTTGCATGAAAATAATCACCATTAACTTCTATAATTATATTAGTCTGATCAATTAGAAAATCATAACTACGATTTCGTATCCATTTTTGTCGAGTATGTGCAACATTATTTGCTACCAAAATATTACTTACCCTATCTTCTAGTTTAGACTTTCCAAATTTGCTGTCTAACCTTGTTCTTTTTTGTATTATTGCGGCTTGTTGTTCTTTTGACAATCCCTTCCAATAATTACTAGTACTTTCACCGAGTCTTTTACCTATTAATTTTCTATACTCAAGAGTCTGAGAAGCCCACCATTTGGTAAAATTTCCGTATCTATTTGGTAAACTCTTAACTCCATATTTCGTAATCATTAAATCTGGCAGCATTTTTTTAAACTTTTCATCTTTAAATATGTTAGACACGCCATAATTTTTCATAAATGTTGCAGCTACTTTATCCTTTACAATTTGTGATTTAGCTGGATTATCTACACCATATTTTTTTAAATTAGTTTGCTTTCTTTGTTCTTTTATGACTTCACATTGTAAAGATTCTTTATGAGACCTACTTTCTATTGAATGATACTTCAATAGAAAGTAGAAAATACTAGAACCCATAAAATATAATTCAGTATATATTTTATATGCTGATATTTTATCTTCAATATACATTTTATGTAACAAATCTTTTGATATAAAAAGATTATTATATT